AAGCAGCAGAATTAGCAAAGATGGGTGAAGTCCTAACCAATAGTCAGATTGGTGGGCGAAGGAATTTACTTTATAATTCAAAGTTTGAAGTGGCACAAAGAGGGACTTCATTTTCTGGTGGAACGTCTGCTTTATATGGATTAGATAGATGGCACATAGCAAATGGTAGTAGTTTTGATTTTAATGTTACAGTTTCACAATCAACAACTGTTCCATCTGGTCAAGGGTTCAAACATAGTTTGAAAGTTGAAGCAGATGTAGCAGACACTCCAACTGGAAGTGAAAATGGAACAATACAACAAAAATTAGAAGCACAAGATGTTCAACAATTAATGTATGGAACAAGTGATGCTAAAACTTTAACTCTTTCTTTTTGGGTAAGGTCAAATAAAACTGGCACTTATTGTGTGCAGTTTATGACTAATCAAGGTAATTCAACAGTTGGAAATAGATATGTTCATGTAAAAGAATATACAATTAATAGTGCTGATACTTGGGAAAAAAAGACTATGGTGCTTACTGGACATACAGCACAAGCATTTGATGGAAATGATAATTCAGATGGATTAAGGGTTACATGGCATTTAGTTACTGGAGCAGATGATAAAACTGCAACAGCAGACACTTGGACACAATCTCCAAGTTTTTTAACTACATCTAATCAAGTCAATTTTATGGATAGTGCAGATAATGAATGGTACTTGTGTGGATGCCAGTTAGAGGTAGGAACAGCCACACCATTTGAGCATAGGTCATTTGGAGAAGAGCTTGGTTTGTGTCAGAGATATTTTGAAACTGGAACTACTTACGATATTGCTGTAGCCAATGGTGAAAGTGACCATCAAGTTTGGTATAGAACAACTAAAAGAGCTAATGCTACATTAGCTCTTGATAATGAAACTGGAGTTACTAATCACTCTACACACTACAGTCGTACTGGAGGTTTCTCATTAAATGGAAGTGCAGGTGCAGGTGGTTACACAAATTATTTCTATACTTGGACTGCTGATTCGGAGTTATAATTATGGATACAATGTCAATTACAAACGCACAACATGATGGCGATAATAATAGGTCAATTAAATGCACAATAGATGGAGTTGTCTGTCATGTGCCATTAGACCCTGCTAACAGACACTACGCAGAAATACTAAAACAAGTTGCAGATGGCACACTAACCATCAAGGATGCCGACTAAGACATGGAAATAGACGCAATGTTATTTTGGAATATTATCCTAACAATGGTCGTTGTACCTGCAGGGTGGGCATTCAACAAGATGTTCCAAGAGGTAAAGCGTCTACAGATATTATTAAACAAGACTCGTGAAGAGTATGCACGTAAAGATGATGTTAAAGATGATATGCACGACCTTATGGATGCAATCAAAAGACTAGAAGATAAACTAGATAAGATATTAATTGGAGCTAAATAGTGGCAATATTTACAGGTTTTAAACCACAGGCAATGCAAAAGATTGCAGGTAGACTTGGATACAAAGGTTCTATGGAAGAGTTTGATAACTTTCTAGAGCAGAATCCTGAGAAGAAGAGACAGATGGTTGTTTACGAAGAAGCTGCAAAACAAATGGCTCGTGGTGGTGTTGTTAAGATGCAAGAGGGTGGTGTACCAACACAGTCTACTCCTTCATTTACTCCTGCAGGACAAGCCTATGTAACCACATTAGGTGAGCAGGAAGGACAAGTACCTGCATACTCAGGAGACCCATCTATTCAAGATGTTTCAGCCACATTAGCACAGACAGGTGCAATACCTGTTGGTGCAGTTACACAACCACAATTAACACCTGTAATGCAGGAACAAATGATTAGTGACGTAGGACAAGTGGGTACTGCACCTGTTGCACCTACTGCACAAGCTACTACAGCACAAGCAGATGCTCCTATCACTGCTACTGCCACACAAATGGAGGCAGCACAGGTAACTCCTGAAGTACAAGACGCTATACAAGCGAATCAAGCAGCACAGACAGACTTAACTGACCCAAGAGCTAAGGTGGTAGCTGCACAACAAACAGCCTCTAGTGTCGCAAATGTGACTGCTGCACAGGGTAATTCAATTCAGTTAGATAATCCTGTACAAAGAGAAATACAGGCAGGTGAACTCATTGACCCTGTAGCAAATGCAGAAAAGGCAAAGGCATTTACAGAACAAGTAGAGGCAGCAACATCTACACCAACTGACCAAGCAACTGTCGCAGGACAACTTGCTAGTTTAACTGCAAACTTCGATGCAACAAATCCACCTGCATGGGCAGCAGGAGCAATTAGAGGTGTTAATGCAGTTATGCAACAAAGAGGTATTGGTGCTTCTAGTATTGCAGGACAGGCACTTGTTCAGGCAGCAATGGAATCTGCATTACCTATTGCACAAGCAGATGCAAGAACTGTTGCTACGTTTGAGGCACAAAACTTATCTAACAGACAACAAAGAGCCATGTTAGCTGCTCAACAAAGAGCACAGTTTATTGGACAAGAGTTTGACCAATCTTTTCAGGCAAGAGTACAAAACTCTGCACGTATAGCTGACATAGCAAATAGAAACTTTACTGCAGAACAGACTATTGGTTTAGAGAATAGTAGAGCAGCCAATACTGTAAACTTAAATAATTTATCAAACAGACAGGCATTAACTATGGCAGAGGCTTCTGCACTTGCACAACTTGATACTGCAAACTTAAATGCAAGACAACAGGCTTCCGTACAAAATGCAAATAACTTCTTACAAATGGATATGGCAAACTTGTCTAATGAACAACAGACTGCCTTGTTTAACGCACAGGCAATCAATCAATCCTTATTAACAGACCAAGCAGCAACAAATGCTGCAAGACAGTTTAATGCTACATCACAAAATCAAGTAGACCAATTCATGTCTAATTTAGCAAATCAGATATCACAATTTAATGCAACACAGGCAAATGCACAGGCACAATTTAATGCAGGAGAACAAAATACTTTAGCTAGATTCAACTCTGAAGTCTCTAATCAAAGAGACCAATTTAATGCACAGAATCAATTAGCTATTGCACAAAATAATGCAGTGTGGAGAAGAGAGATTGCTACTGCTGATACTGCTGCACTTAATCGTGCTAACGAATTAAATGCAAAAGCAGTCTTAGATGTTTCAAATCAACAGTATGATAACTTGTGGCAGTTCTTTGCTGATACTATGGAATGGGCATGGAAGAGTGCTGAGAGTGAGCAAGAAAGAATAAAAGATTTAGCTGTTGCTAACTTAGATAAAGAAGCAAAAGAATATCAATCTCAACTACAGTCTGCCTCTCAAGGTGGTGCAGCAGTAGGAAGTTTAATAGGAACATTAGGTAGTGCTGCTTTACAATTTGGTTTTGGAAAGGTAATATAATGATTTCTAATTTTGCAGGTAAGATATATAATCAATATGACTCTTTATTAAAAGAAATATCTAATACAGAAGATTTAAACTTTAAAGTAAAAAAATTTTCAGGAGGAGGATTATTAACACGTTCTAGTGGTCTTTCTAATGCTAATGATACTAATAGTAATATGAGCATGAGGGAAGAACAGTTAAGAATACCTTTATTGGCTATGAGAGAAATAAGAAAAAGAAGAGAAGAATTAAAAAATGGAACTGAAAGACTTAGAACCTAGATTTGAGAATCCTATTCCGGGGATGGGACTAACTCACGAAGTTGGTGCTAGACCTTGGCAAAGTCCTGCTCAATACACAAAAATGGAGGACATAGTAGACTATTATGTATCTCGCATGGCTGATGACTCATTTCAACAACAATTATTAAATGTTATGGAATCAGGTATACCATTAACGTCTTTAGCAAACACTATTCAACTTGCTAGTGTTATGGAAGGAGTTCATAGCATAGATACAGGTTTATTAGTTATGCCTGTGCTGATTGAACTTATGATGTTAATAGCTGAACAAAATGATATTAAATATACAAGTGGCATGGAAAGAAATAAAAAAGAAGAAAGAAAAGACTCTGTTATTCAGAATGCTTTGGCAAAGTTTGCTGAAGAAGAAGCAAAAGAAAGTGAAACATTAACTATGCCTGAAGAAGAGATGGTTGAAGAAGAAGCTGAAGAGCCTAAAGGTCTTATGTCTAGGAGAGATACATGAGTATATTTGGTGCATTAGGAAAGATATTTGGTTATAGTGGAGACAAGGCAGAGGCATTTGGCTCTGGATTAGCACAAGCAGGTGCTGAAACATTTACTACAGGTTTAAATAAAGCGATAGATAAGTTTGATAAGAGAGTAGAAGAGACTGATAAATTATTACTTGCTGATGAACTACAAGAGGCAAAGCTCACAAGAAAAGAATTAGATGAAGCAGTTAAAGGAATAAAAAAATACACTACTTTAGGTTTCAGTCCTGCTGTTGCAGCAGCAATACATTCATCTCCTGCTGAAACACAAAAGGTTATGATTGATGGTGCTAATGCAACCGAAGATAAATCTAAATTAGATTCATTGTGGAAAACATCTGTTACTATTAATAAACAAATTCCACAGTTAAGTGTTATGGATGCAGCAAAGTTACTAGTAGGCAATCAGGTACAGCCACAATTAGATTATGATAAAATTCCTGATACAGAAAATATGCTTTCTCGTTTAGGATTTAATGCTAATTTAAAAGAAGCTATTGAAGAAAGAATAAAAAGTAGACCTAGTATGAGACCTGACTTAACTGTAGACACTGAAGGGACAATACCAAAAGGAGGTCCTTCTGCATCTGCATTGGCTTTATCAAGAACATATAGAAAATCTACTACAGGTGATAGAGTTTCTAGTTTTGAAAACATAGCAGCAAGTGCATCTAATAAAATAAATATATTACAGGCTAATAAAAAGCCTGAGGATTTGACAGCAGATGAAATAAAACAAATCGCACGTTTACAAAGTATAAAGAAAAAAGCAATAAGCGATGCTGTAAACTTAAATATTTCAAAAACTGGTTCTCTAGATAAAATAATAAGTAAAAATGCTTTAAATTTAGACACTGACCAAACTGTATTAGATGGAGTTGATTTATTTAGACTTGCTCCTTTTTTTAATAGTCTAGTAGAATTAAAGAAACAAGAAAATGCAGGTGACCCAAACGCTAGAGCTAAATTAGATGCTCAGCTTCTAGAAATAGGAAAATCTAAAGGAAGAGATTATTTAGAAACATACACAAATGAAATAATACAAAAAGCAAATCAATAAGAGATTCAAATGAATGATTTATTAGACAGATACGATGCTATTATAGCAAAGCAAAAGCAAGACCCTGATGAAAAAAAAGAAGACATAGCCGTAGAAACTATAGAGGCTAAAGCTAAACAAACAAAAGATGACCCTACCTTTCTTTCTGAAACTACACGTGCAGTAGTTGGAGGTGTACGTGATGCTGTTCAAGGTGGTTTTGATTTAATAGACCAAGCAGCAGATTTTCTAAACTCCAAAGTCCCCATACCCTATCAAGTTAAATTTGGCAATGAAAATAATAGACTTGAATTAAGTGACTTATTACCCACAATAAGAAAAGTTAACCAAGCTGAATTAATAAAAGGTAATCCCTTCTCTCTCCCAGAAGTAGACAAAAACGAAACTATAGCAGGTAAAATAGGCAGAGATTTAACTCGTTTTATTACAGGCATGGTTATTGCTAGAAAAGGTATGAGAAGTGGTTATACTAAAGGTATGATTAAAAAACTTGGGGAAAAGGGTTTAGGTGGTAAGGCATCTAGACTTGGAGAAACTTTAGTATCAGGTGTGTTAGGTTCTCAGATAGTATCAAAAGGAGATGAAGGTAGGTTAGCAGACTTGCTAATACAGATACCTGCTCTTAGAGAAAATGAAAAGTTCAATAGTGCATTAGAATATTTACAAACTAATCCTAATGATGATGAGGCACAAAATAGATTAAAAATGGCTATTGAGGATATTGTTATAGCTTTGCCTATAGAGGGTGGACTAGCATTAGCTAGAAATCTTTTTAAAGGTAGCAAAGACCCTGTTGCTCAAGAAATATCTAATCAATCAGAAGACATATTAAATAACGCATTAATAAAAGAATCTGCTAAAGATAATCCATTGAATGTAACAAAACAAATGGATAAAATAATGAATATGTCACCTAAATTTAGCAAAGAAAAGGTGGCAGGATTGCCTGATACAAATATTAATTTTGTTAACAAGGCAGGTGAGCCTTTATTCTCAGGTGCAGATGATGGGGTAGAAGACTTAGTTTTAGAAATAAGCAACAAATTAAAAGAGGCTAGAGCAAGGGGAACAGGTGCTACTAACGAAGAAACAATAAAAAGAGCTAAAGACTTAGGATTAACAGATGAGGTATTAAAGAAATTACCTAAAAATATATCTTCTCCTGAGTTAGCTACTGCCACACGTATATTATTTGTAACATCTGCTAATAATGTAAAGAGAATAGCTGACGAGGTTGTAAAAGACTCATCTCCACAATTAAGAGGAACTTTAGAAATATCTTTGATTAGACACAGAGCTATACAAGAAAAATTAGCAGGTATGGCAGCCAACGCAGGTAGAACACTACAAGCATTTAATATAAATATAGGGGATGATGTCTTATTAAAAAGCAAACACTTAGATGATTTAGCAGAGGCTTTTGGTAATGATACAACTAAAATAGCTAGAGCCATATCTCAAGGTGGTGACTCAAGTCTTAAATCTGTATTAGATTCAAGATTTACATCTAGCTTTACAGACAGATTAAATCAACTTGTTTATTTTAATTATTTATCAAACCCATCCACATACTTTATCAATGCTATAGGCAACTTGGGCACAAATGTATACGAAACTTTAGTAGCTCTTCCTGTTGCTGCAACTGTTAGTGCAGTTAGAGTAGGAACAGGTAAATTAAAAGATGCCACACGAAGAGCATTTGGTTTAGATGTTAAAAAGAAAGACTACAAGGATGCTGTTTATTTTAGAGAAATAATAGGTAGAATGACAGGAACAGCACAATCTACCATACCTGCTGTTAAAAACTTTTTTAAGTCGGCATATAATTTTGATTTACCTCCTGAATTAAAAAGAATGACATCTTCTGAGTATGAAGAGTTTGTTCAAACTGGTATAGGCAGAGCAGGAGATTCAGGTATAATGGCAAAAACTGCAGGAGCAGTGTTAAGAATACCTGCTACTGTATTATTAGGAACAGACGCTTTTTTTAAAACATTAGCAAAAGGTGCTTTTATGCATCAGATGGCTTACAGAGAAGCTGCTAAAAAAGGCTACGGATTAAACCCATCTCAAGTCATAGATGGCAAGACACAAACACAATTCATAAAAGACTATCTATCTAAACCTAGACCTGTATTAGAAAAGGCTGCTTTAGATGATGCAGCAAGAGTAACTTTTACTAAAGATGGTAAAATAGCTAGAGCAGTATCAAAAGTTAAAAGAGTAAAAGTTCCTATAGGTGACAACTTTGAAATACCTATAGGTAGTGTAGTTAATATGTATTTACCTTTTATAAGAACTCCTTTAAATCTATTAGAATATAGTATGGAAAATTCTTTATTTGCAAAGATGACCCCCGGTTATGGAAGAGCCATGAAAAAAGGTGGTGCAGCAAAAGATGATGCAGTAGGAAGAATGATTGCAGGTACTTCTATAATGACAAGTGCTGTATTAATAGCAGAGGGTGGTACAGAAATAGAGTCATTAGATGATGTTGGGGTTACAGGGACTTTTGGTGCTGATTACAATTTAAAAAATACACTAAAACAAGCTACAGGTTGGCAAGAGAGGTCTATAAGAATAGGTGACGAATATTATAGTTACAGTAGATATGACCCTGTTTCTACAATAATAGGATTTGCTGTTGATATTAGAGATATAAATAGAAGATTGCAAATGATGGGTGGAGCACAGCCTGAAACACCTACAGAAAAATATCTTTTAAGTGCTCTTAAAATGGTGGGTGGTTCTATGTGGTCTAATATAGCTGATAAAGCTATGTTAAAAGGATTGGCAGATATGGGTGAAACCATAATGACAATACAACAAGATATAGAAGCAGGAGCAGATGTTAATAGAGCTAATAATGCATTCAGAGCATTATCTAATCAGGTTGCTAGAGCATTAATTCCTAATGTTTCTAGAGGATATGGTAGGGCAAGAGACCCTTATGTTAGAGACACTTACACATTTCTTGATACTATAAAAGATGGAATACCTTTCTTCAAAAATGATTTAGAATTAAGAGTAGATATGTTTGGTAATCCTATATATCTAGAAGAGTATGGTCCTGCAGGTGAAAAATTATCTGAGGATATAAGGGAAATGATTGTTAATATAACTAAAAAATCAACTAGAAAAAAAGAAACTGAAGGTACAAAAATGTTAGTGCAATTAGGATATAGACACAAAAGACCTAGTAGAAAATTAACATTCTCAGGTCAAAGTGTTGAGCTTGATAGCAAACAATATGGTTTACTAGAGATGGCTTCAGGAAAGCAATTTAAACAATTAATAGAAGAACTTGCTAATAATCCTGCATACATAAAGGCAAAGCCTTTTGAAAAACAAATATATTTAAGACAAGTTAGAAATGCTGCAAATAAATTTGGAAGAGAGATTGTAAAAATACAGCACGGAGATGAATTAATAGACAAAGGACTATTAGAGTATTACAGAAAGAGAAGAGATACTAATTGGTATGAAGAGTTACCTAAATTTTTACAAGAGGGTTATTTAGAAAGGTAAGTTATACAAACAAGTGTCTCATAATTCCCATAGCTAAGGCTGCACAGGCTACCCCATTTACCATGAGTAAAGCTCTGTCATGCCATAGAAATGCCATACCTGCCAATAATCCTGTACCTATACAAGACGATATAAGGTCATACAGAGGCAAAACCCCTGCTGCCCTACATATTATACCTGACATAATTAATAATGAACCTGCCCACTTTAAATACCACGAGGCATCAAAGACAGGTGTTACTTTGTTAACGAGTGTCTCCTGACCCTTGTAACTTTCCTCTTTCTTTTCTGTCATATAACTTATCTAAATTACCTTCCATTATCTTTCCAAGACTAACGTTCATCTCAGAGGCTAACATAGCACAATACCACAGTACATCGCCTATCTCAGAGGCTACATCTGACTGTGTTCCATCACGAATAAGTTTCTTTACTTTTCCTGACACCTCTCCTGCTTCACTACCAAGTCCCAAAGCAAGATATGGCAATGCATCCTTTTTAGGATAGATGGCAGTTGCCTTTGCCTTCTCTTGATACTCATCTGCAGTAATCATACTTTTATTCTTTGACTGCATGAACTTCCTTGCTTCCTCTTCTAGATTCACCACGTTTTAATTTCTCCAACTGTTTGAAGTATGCAAAGTCGTATCCTCTTTGCCACTCTCTATGTTGCATGGTATTTTCATTATAAGGACTAACTGTAGCTATAATCTTATGCCCATCAACATTTCTTATGTATTGCTTTCCCCTGAATGCATTCACACCTCTTTCAAACTGAATACGAAGAGGTGCATCATATTTACTTAGATGTGGATTTCTTTTCTTCTTTTTCATCTATCTGCTTTCTTTCAAAATATTTTAAAATCATTGATAATTTGGCATCATACTTATCAATCTGTTCCATCTCTTTGTCAATGGATTCTACAATATCAGAATGCTCTCCAATGCCAACAGATGTTCTTAAATATATTTCTACATTAGCTATATGTTTATTAATGTTGCCTACATAGTAAGACTTCAAGGCTGATAATAACATTTCTCTCATACTACTCTCCTTTAAATGTTTTAATTACGTCTGATGAAAATAGTTTCTGTATGTTTAAGAGATACATCTTAGATGCATTATGGTCTCCCCCTGATACAGATTTCTTATAATCTAAATTGTCAATAAGTTTCTTTAGGTTTTTTACATTAAATACTAAAGTGCAAAACACATCATCACCTACACAAAGATTGTGAAACCAATAGTCTGCCTCAGTAGCATTGATACCACTAGGTTTGCCATAAGATTCATACTCAATAGCAATATTACCTGTTCTCTGCCACATATCTCTTTCACTTTTGACTTCTATCTTCTTGTCCTGTAGCATATCTGCCACATACTTTTCTCTGACTTGACCATATTGCAGGTCAATGTCAAATTTCTTTCTGTCTTCTACTGATGGTTCTAGCATACTTACTCCTTAACTAGCTTCTATATCTACTATTTCACAGACACCTGCAGTACAAGCAAGTTCCTTGCTACCACTTGTTGTGTCTTCCTTTTCAAAGTCTTGCAACTTACTCCAATCTATAGCAGGTGGCATGGCTTCCTTTAAGGTTTTATATTCATTCTCATCTATGTCCTGATAAGGTGCTTGTTTGTATGTATGCTCACTAAAAGGCAGAAAGGAAATACCTGATACTTCGTCAAAATTATCATACACCCAAGCACCTACTTGCATCCACTCATGCTCTTTCACAGATACTGTTATTGATGGTTTATGTTCGCACCAATAACGTTGGTATAGTAACCAAAAGTCTAACTGTTCAATCGCAGTCATGTCTGTTCGTGTTACTGCACCTGAAGGTGCTTTCATAGGAAAGCTAAACACAGTTGTGCTATCAGGTTTCATAACATCAGGCTCATTAGGTATCTTAGACTCTTTCATAAACTGTGTCAAGGGGTCTTTGTTATCTCCTCTAACAGTTCTGACATAATATGGATTATGTCTTGCATGAATGCCACTTGCACTATCAACTAACTGTGATACAGTTCCTGATGGTTTGATACAAGTGATTGCAGTTGACTGTGGGATACCTAAATCTTTAGCAATCTTTTTGTTTGTTTCTATGGCAACATTTTTTAAGTCCATAAGAACACCTTCTAAGTTTGCTTCTGTATTTGTAAGCATAGGACAATCTAATATACCTGTAAGAGAAACACCTAATAGTCTTTCTTCTTCTGTATTATCTTTCCATACCTTACGTAAATATTTAAACTGAGTAAGTGTAGACTGAAATGTACCAAGTATAGTAGCCAATCTAACTTTCTCTTTTAGTGTATTCATATCGTCTGTTTCACGTGCTACAACTTCAGTTAAGTTACAGAACTGATAGGGTCTAAGAATAATCTCACTACAAGGATTGCATCCAAAGTAATAGTCAGACTTTCTTCTGCCATTCTCTTCTACTTTTTTAACTGCTGCCTTACGATTAAATATACCTCTTTCACCTGACTTTGATTCATATAAAGATGTCCACTCTCTCATGAATGTACCCATGTCAGGCTTACCTTTATATGCAACAGAGTTATTAGCTAAGGCTCTTTGTCCTTCATTCTCCCACCATTGTCCTGACTTGGCATGACGCATTTGGTCATCACCTAAATTAGACAAAGATATAAGAGCAGAACGTCTAACACCACCTACAACTACAACTTCACCTATCTTACACATTAAGTCATGACACTCAATAGGATAAAGTTTTCTACCTTTTGCACCTTTGAATTTGTCAATACAAAAGTCAAATAATTCTTCTAATGGAGCAGGTCCTGATGCTCTGCCACCAAATGTTTTTAGTCTAGCACCTGCAGGTCTTACTTGTGAAGTATCCCACTTAGGTACTTGACCTACATATAACATAGCAATAAGTTCTCTCAATGCTCTTGCCCAACCTTGCCTACTATCATCAACTTTTATTATAGTTGTGCTATCTTCAAAGTGTTCATTCACAATAGGCAACTTATCTACATTCTCTCTTTCAACAGAGAAACCTACACCTGTGCCACACATAAGTATATACATACATTCATCAAATGAACGTGGACTATCTACAGGTATATAACTACAATTATATCCTGCAACATGGCATCTGTCTAATGCTATACCTGAGGTCATCAATGCTCTCATGCTAGGCATAGTACCTAAGGACATAATGCCATCCGTTAGTTTTTCTTTCAATGCCTTAGTTAGAGTGTAGTTATAGTTTTTAAATAAATGATTAGTCATATAATCAAAATATCTGTCAACAGTTTCACTCCATGTTTCTCTTCTTTGCTCATCTTCCTTCCATCTTGCGTAGCGAGACAGAGCAATAAAATTTTGATAGTCTGTGGGTAGGTAGTTTTTCATTTAAGTCTCCGTTAATACTTTTATTTGTTGTACTGTGACTCCATCAATATCATAGAACAACTCTTTTACATATTCTTCAAAATCTTCAGTAACATCTCCGTCTGATGGAATAGGATAATCTTCTTCATCCACCGATAGAGTTACCATCATCTTTACTTTTATCATCTTCTAGTTCATCTATTAGTTCATTGAGATACCATTGTGCCTTCTTTAAATCTTCAACACCATTTTTGTACCTGTATCTCCATAGGTACTTCATGATATTACCTTGTAAGTAATATTCATATCCCCCATCTGTCATAGCCTTGATTGCATCAATCGTCTCTATGCCTGATTTATTATAATGTGGTGGATTATTGACCATATCTATTTTTTTCATTTGCTCTCTCACTTCTCTATATCGTTGCCTTATTGCTTCTCTATACATTCCCATAATTAAATATCTTAATGTTTAGTATCTGAGTCAAATGAAAGTACCACAACATTATCGTGTCTGTCAACTATCTTAGCCTTATTTTGCTTTTCATATTCTCTATCTTCTTGTTGTAAAAAGGCTATTGCTTTTTTTCTAATATTCTCATCTCTTTCCATAAGGGGAATACTAGCACACATAACTCTACAAAATTCTAATACACCATAGTAGTCCTCATCATTGAGAGGGTTATCTGAAGATGTTATAACAGATACATCCACCTCTCCTGTCCACTCTGAATCATTTCTTAATGTAGGTTTTACTTGTATAATAAAATCCTCATTATTTAATTTGTCTTTTATCGCCATGTTGTCTCGCATTCAATTACAGGAGCATGATTATTCTTGCCCTTTTCTTTTAACCACTCATCAGGTATAGTCTTATCACTATACTTAAATCCATTTTCTTCACACCATTGTGCATAGGTTGTTTTAGAACCTGTGTATAATTTGTTATTACTATTCCCAAAGACAAATCTAATGTCAAGAGAGGGATGTTGTCTTTTTATAGCTAATGCTCTTGTTCTTTCTTTTGGCTGAAAGAAACCTTTAGCTTCAATGATTATGCCATTACTTAATATGAAGTCAGGCTTATAGGTACGATGAGTAAGATAAGACCATTTTATTCTGATAGTCTCATATTCAAACTTAGCCTTTTTGCTCTTTAAGTCTTCGGCTATGCCATGCTCTAACGTACCCCTAAAGCCATCTTCTAAATGTGCTATTGTTGGCACTAGAGTAGTCTTCTCCACCCTGAGAAAGGACTCCATTCGTACTCAGAACTATTATAGTTGTAGCCAAGTGCCTTCATTTCTTCTTTGACTGCCTCGTCTGCCAACTTCTTTGCTTCCATTGCCTCACGTAAACCTTTAGTTCTCATTTCACGTAAAGTTTTTTTAGCTTCAGCTAGTTCTTTTTCCATATTGTCAATGTCTTTCTGCAACTCTTCTATCTTCTTTGCATCTGCCATTATTTTACACTCCATATTTTTTCTGCTTCTTTCTTCATATCTTCTGACCATTCCCACTTATCAAAGTTAGGATGTATTAAAGAAGCTAACTCATGTCTATCTTCACTTATAGACAAAAACTTTTGAATGCTAAAAGCAACCTTCTTTAACTGTTTCTTGTATTTAGTTATACTACTAAGTGTAAATACTCTGTGTTGTTTAGGACTTACAAAAAACAAGTCTACCTTCTTATCAGGATATGCCATAGAATATAAAGCCATCTGTCTTTTCTGTGCTTCTGTAGGTTTAGATGGCATTCTATTTGTTGTTTTTAAGTCAACTATCTTGTCTTTAAATAAAAAATCTACATATCCCATAATAGGTATTGGCAAATCCTCAACTTGAACCTCTACCTTTTCCTGATAACTTTCAAGATTATCGTACTTGAAGTTCTCGTCAAGGATAGTGCCAAAACTACGAAGAGCATCCTTCTCTTTTAAGGTTCTTCCATCATTCAAATCAACACCTGATTCGCAACACAATGCAATAAACTTGCTATCAAGTGCCTGAAAGTCAAAGAAACCCTTCTCGTACTTCTCAGCGAGAATATGCTCTTCTGTAATACCTCTTATAGCACCTGCTCCACTAGGAGATTTTACTTTAAAGAGGTATCTCATAGTCCACAAAGGCATATCAGAGATATAAGTATTAATACTGCTAGGAGACAGATAATTAATATTGTGGACTTTGAATGGGTTATTACTTCTCACTACTTAGAGGCTTCCATTTCTACATCAATGAAATCATCTACAGTATCCATATCTTCTTTACTCACATCTTTCTTAGCTTTCATGTCCCACTCATTGTAGATATATGAATTGTAATTGTCAATCCAAGCCATGAAATCAATAAAAGTATCTTGGTCTTCCTTAGACACTTCTACGTGATTTTGTAAGTCTAGAGTATATGTAGGTAAGTAAAAAGAATTACCATTAGGTAACTTTCTTTCTTCAGTATTAAGAGTAATAGTATGCTGAACAGGTAATCTTTTGACCTGAGAGAACTTCTTAAATGGCTCTGCCATTGTTTTGAATGCATCTCTATTATCTATTTCCCAAATGAAAGGTGAAGTTTCCTTCTCTACTTTATTGCCTTGCTCATCAACTGCCTTCACAAGGTCAACCATACCAAAGATAACTCTAACTCTCTTAATCTGTTTAATAACATCTTGAGTGTCAGCAGGTAAAGCCTTAAAGTCTTTGATAAAGCCTGATGGCTTACCACAGTTAAACTTTCCCTGATTATCTTTTAAGTCAGTATTTAAATTGTCTGACATTATGGTCTTGTGATATGTTCCTAAAGGCTCTCCTGCCTTTGCTGACATATTCTTAACAAATCTTTTATACATAAATCTCTGCACAAAAGGTCTGATATTTGCAGATGTAGCATAGAGTGTAGAACTCTCAGGTATCTCCAACTTATATGCTCCACCCTTAACTAATACCTTATCAGAACCTATAATAGGACTATGTTGAATCCTAAATCTTGGTAAAGTATTAGATTTTTTATCAGAAGAAGTAGATTCTCCTGCCATGCCCATAGCTTTTGCCATGAGAGCATAGTTATTTGTATCTATTGTTGTTACTTCATTGTTCATATTTATAGTTTACTCCTTTATTTACAAAAGTCTTATTGTTATATCATATAATATCTTTTGTGTCAAGCCAATTATCACCTATTTTTGCTTCTAAAAGCAAGGGGACATTAAAATTTATGTTGAATTGTCCATTAACTAGTTGAGTTATTTGTTGATTTACTGTTTTTATTAAAAATACTACCTTATTTATTTCTTCAGGATGTACATCTATAACAATAGAATCGTGGACAGTATTTACAACACAAGAGTTCAATTCTTTTAATTTATTTTCTATGTCTATAAGAACTAAAGGTACTATATCTGCAGTTGCAAAGGATTGTACAGGATAATTTTTTATTTGTGTAAAGTTTGACACCTTACCAAAGGCATTTCTTTCTACATTTGGGAATGCAAACTGTCTGCCTGATGGTGTGGTAATCATTCCTGTGCTTATAGCCTCTTTAGCCAATCTGGAATGCCATAATGCGATTTCCTTGTACTTCTCTGTGAACATCTTATAATACTGTGCTTCAGCATTCGTTCTCCCAAAGCCTGTTGCTCCATAGAGGGGTGCAAAGGTATGAGCCTTCGCCTCTTGCCTAGTCGTTTTCTGACCTGCATCACTAATAACACGAGCAGTATAACTATGCACATCAAATCCATCTTCAATCTCCTTCATTGCTATTTTATCTTGAGACAAATAGGCTGCCGTTCTAAATTCTAACTGAGCAAAGTCTGCCTCTAATATCTTGCCACCTTCCCATCTTGATACAAATACTTTCTTTACAGGAAATGTTCCACCTCTAGGCATATTCTGCATATTAGGGTCTGCTCCACTAAATCTGCCTGTTGCAGTTCTATGTTGTAGTAATCTAACATGAAGTTTGCCATCAGGTTTAACATAAGTATTAATACCTTCAACGAAGGAAGACAAGTATGTTTCTAGTGCTGATAGTCTCTGCAAGTCTTCTAGAAACTGTACTGCATCTGTTAAATTATTCTTCTTAGCTATGCTCTGTAGTATAACTAAATTACTTTTATTAACAGTAAAGCCATTGGCACTTACCCACTTTGCATTTGGTGGTGTGAATTTTAATCCTGCTATTCTACCTGTAGGTCTAAAGAAGTATCCTATGCCTTCACACTCACTACACTTACTTGGTTTAGCAAAAGGTGTACCATCTTTCTTTGTTTTTCTAATCTTGCCTGAGCCTCTACATGAATTACATTGAACTGCATTTGTCTTATACACAACATCAGAATTATCTTTTACTACTTGTTTATATTCTTTGACTTCCATATAAGGTGTAAATGCATTTGCCCACATGGGTTTGTCCTTAGGCTTCCTGCTATAAATAACCCAAGACATTTGCTCAGGACTGCTGAGATTAATAGGTGTATCACCCATTAGTTGTATAACTTGTTTTCTCAATCTATCTTCTGTCTCAATCTTTTCTTTCTCAAACTCTTGTTTTACTTCTTGTAACTTATCTTTATCTACAGAAAAACCATTCTTATATATCTTGGCTAAACATACTGATACTTTATTTGTTAGTATAACTGTGTTCATCAATCCTGCATACTCTACTGTATTTAGTTTCTTGTATAACTTATCTGACAATTCTTGTGTTGCTTTCAAGTCTGCTGATAAATATTCTTTTAATTCATCTCTTGGTATGCCATCCACTCCAATGCCTTGAGCAAAGTAATGTTTTAGTGTATCTTTCTTTTGTGTATCTAACTCATATCTTTCTGCACAAGCCTCAAGTGATAAAGGCTCTTTGATACCTCTTTGTATTATATACTCAGCTAACATAGTATCAAATACTGCACCATCATATTTAAAGCCACACTCCCAAAGCCACATTAAATCGTAGGCTATGTTATGTCCTATAAGAATAGTTGCTCTGTCCAATACTTCTTGTAGATATATGCCATCAGGCACATCCATATTAAACAAATGCTCCTGACCATTGTCTTCTAAACATCCTACTAATACTAATTTATTTGTAGGCTCAAATGGGTCAAGGTGCAACTTGCCGTCTCTTTTTGTCGTTGTATTTTCTACATCAAGTGTTAGTTTCATAAATACCTCGCAGTTAAATAATCTAACTCACAATGTTGAACACCATGCCATCCTGACAATTTATTCTTAACAACATTTAAATGTCTAGCAGGACTTTCTTCTTCTCCACCATCAGGATTCTTGACAGTATCTTTGGCTATCAAAACCATCAAGTCAGCCTCTGCTGCCTTACCTGTTCTACTGCCTTCCATCATAGCCTGATTAAGATAAACCTTACCTTCAGCCTCAGCAGATAGCTGAGACATATAAAAGATTGCACACTCATGTTGCTTGGCTATCTGTCTTGCATGAATTGCATTTGCCTTAAGTGCCTCATCAGGTCTAGCAAAGCCACCTGACTTAGCAAACTTATCTCCCATGTCTAGTATAACTACATCAGGTTTGTATGACTTACATACACTTTCGACCCAAGCCATGTCTCTGCCTGAGGCATCCTTTATAAAGATATTCTTTCTAACTGCATCATATAAGTCTCTTGCCTTCTCAGGATTTTCTTTTATCTCATGCATTGTCATACCTGTAGCTGATGTTAGATATCTTGCACCAACTCTATGTGCTGATTCCTCATTACATAAGATAATGCACTTAGCACCTTGATGTGCAAAGCCACCTGTACTTGCAACAAGTGATGCATGAAAGGATGTCTTGCCTGTGTTTGGTCTAGCACCTACTTCAATTAAATGTCCTGCACTTACTCCTTCAACTTTTCGTGTCAATGCAGGTATATTAAATGTCCATTTTGCCTCTAGGCTATTCTTTGATATTAGTGTTTCCAAACTCATGTCATCCCATTCTATATTTAAATTAGGTGTAAAATCATCTGCATATAATTCCAAAATATTTCGTATGGGTTCAAGAGAGGATTTAGTACCATTAACATAGTCAAAGCCAATATTAGCAATATCCTCGCCAACAACTTGTTGAAATAGTTTAGATAATACTTCTTGTGCGACATCTTCTCCAAGAGGTTGCTCCTTTTTTATTTGTGTAAACAAACTTAAGTAGGCTTGTTTCTGTGCAGTAGTCATTGATGGATTGCCTGATATAAATAAGGCTTCAATCTCATCAGGTGTTACTGTTCTCTCATATGTAGACATTGCATTGTCAATAGCTTGTTTAATCTTTCTTACATCTTTACTAAACAATCTATCAGGACATTTTGCACCTCTATGTTCATCATAGAACTTTTTGTCCATCAAACTTCTAATTAGTGATAATTCCATGTTGGTTCTCCTTTGGGGTTAGGTTGTGTAAATTATTAAAATCTTCCTCGTTTCTATATTTTAAATCATCCTTTATCTTTAATACTCTTACATCTTTAACATGACCTCTCAACTCTTTTGCAAAGGCTAGTGTCTTGGGCATTGCATCAGGGTCTAAGGCAATTATTGCAGTTGAGAATTGCGATAGGTACTTCTTGTGTTCTTCACTTAATGATGTTCCCAACACAGCTACCCCTACAAAAACATCATTACCTACTACAGAGGCACTTATGCAATCCTCTACTACAACTGCCACACTACCACAACCAAAAGAAAAAGGCAAGTTATTTTTTCCATATCTTTTCCACTTAGGTAATCTAAATGTAGTTGAACGACCAATGGCATCAACAATAACACCATTGTATTTGATAGGAAAAACTATTCTCTTTTCTTTTATATCGTAGTAGAGAGGTATTCTCTCAAAATCAATGCCATACTCAAGAGCAAAACTTTTAATCTCAGGTCTGCCATTGTGATAAACGACATACTCAGGCATTGTAAATTCTTCTTCTAGTTGTTTAACTAATTGTAAAGAAGATTTGATATCATCAACAGATAAGTGTATTCTCTTTGAACCTGATAAATTGCATGATGCCTTGTAACAGTTCCATAAGAGAGTTCCCATATTGTTAGTTATACTAAAAGTTTTATAACCATTGCAGGATGGACAGTTCATTCTTCTGTTTTCTCCTACACTTAAGTGTATATCATTTATATATGTATATATACTCATATGTGTATCACTTTCTATGTATCATTTAATTGTTAGTATCGTAATTTTTTCTAGTTGTCAAGGCTCTTTTTGCACTTTCATAAGTATTTTTCATGTAAGGCTTAACTGATTGTGGATTTGCATGACCTGTAACTGACATAATCTGACCCATTGACACACCTGCCTCAACCATTTCCGTAGTACCTGTTCTTCTTAAATCAGCGATTCTAAGCTCATTAGGTAAGCCACAGAGCTTGATAACCCTTCTTGCTACTATAGATAGCCTATGAAGTGAATATGGCTTGTATGAGCCTCTAAGGGTGCTTGGATAGGGTGCGACATATTCTTGGAAGTCATAGTCGTGTTTCTGTTCCCTCAGCATTTCAAGTAAATCTTCGCTAATTGGCAGGGTAACACTTGCACCTCTCTTAGATTGCTCAAGATTGAGTATTCCCTTATCATAATCTATGTTTTCAAACTTAAGTAACCTCATATCTCCTACTCTTTGACACCATTCATATGCCATTTGTATAATTAAACCTAAACTTCTATATTTAAATTCACTATAACAGTAGTCTAACATCTGTGTTATTTGTTCCCTTGTCCATACAACCTTTCTAGGCTTGGTAACTTTACATTTAAATGTAGAGAAGGGATTGTATTCTGCATATCCCATCTCCATTGCAAAGGAATAAACTTTTCTAGATGTAGCAACCATGTGGTTTGCCATATAGATGCCACGATTTAGCCACACTTCATATGACTGTCTTGCTATAGCACCTGACAGTTTATTAACTTTAGTTGTACAAATAAAATGTCTACCGACTTTTGTCTTCAAAACTGACTCAAGACAATTCGTATAATCTACTTTAGTTTTTACTGCTAACATACTGTAATCACTAGATTTATAGTATTCGTTAACCAACTCTTGCATTGTCATTTTGTTCATTTTTTAACTCTCTTTCAATTTTGTTTTGTTCTACAAATCTGTTTAAAAATCTAGTAACAAAATCATCTATGCCATTACTATAATAATGAACTTTATATTTCATTCTTCTTCTAGACCACCTACCTGTAGTCCAATAGTAAACATATTCTCTACCCTCTTCATTTTCTATATAAACCAAAGATGCAGGTATGTTTACTCGATATTCAATATTTTTTTCTTTAAGATAATTTTTAACAAATTCTAAACTTTCATTTGTATCTTTTCTAAATACTGCCTCTCCTTTTGAATTTGTTCTAACGTATTGCCATTTACTCATGCTTACTCCTTCCTAAACTCTACTATAACCCATGCTATAAACATAGGTATAAATGTTATAATATAGACTATCCAAACTAGCAAGGAATAAACATTGTGCTTTTTTGAATAGTCTTCCCAAGATAATAATATCATATCATCTTCTTTTTGTTGTTGTTTTGTTTTAGTCATACAACTGTCTTGTAAGTTTGTAATGTACCTTTCATATCATCAGATTGGCTCATATATTTTTTACCAAATGCAAAAACATATATTTGTTTTTTCTCTTCATCAGTACAAGATGATATTTTTTTATCTTTAATTATTTTAATCATTTCAGTTTCTGATAATTTCTTCATAATCCTACTCCCATAAATCCTAGTATGAATGCCATGCAACACATACCAAGTATAAACCAAATTAATTCTTCATTATTCATGTGTCCACTCCTCTTGTTTACAAAATAAATCTATACCAAAGTCATAACCTTGTTTATAGTAATAAC